GAGTTATACAACAAGGATATAACGATAATATAAGTGTTGCCGATATTACACGAAATTTACAAAATAAGTTTGGTTGGTATAAAGCACAAGCATTGAGAATAGCAAGAACTGAAACAACAACTGCAACAAATTTAGCAACAACTTTAGCTGCTGAAAATTCAGAATATGAATTAAATAAAACGTGGATTAGTGTACAAGATAATAGAACTCGTAGACCTCCAAAATCAATGTTTGACCATTTAGATATGAACGGACAAATAGTAAATGCAAATAAGCCGTTTTTTGTTGGAGGCGAAGAAATATATTATCCAGGCGATCCAAATGCAATGGCGGGTAATGTTATAAATTGTAGATGTAAAATAGTATTTACGATAAAAGAAGATGCTGATGGATTGCCAATAAGAAAAATAAAATAAAATAAAGTTTATTTAGACTAATTAAAAATAATTAATATATTTGTACTATGGAATTTAAACAATTGTCATACGATTTAAAAGAATTAGATGAATCTAAAGGAGTGGTTACTGCCTATGCTAATGCTTATAACAATAAAGATGCCGATGGGGATATATCTGCTTTTGGTTCTTTTGACAAAACTGTTGTAGAAAATTTTAAACGTATTCGAGTATTAAAAGACCATAACCCTACAATGATGATAGGAGTTCCTTTGTCTATTAATACTAAAGATAATTATGGTTTATTGACTACAAGTCAATTTAATATGAATAAGCCATTAGGAAAAGATATGTTTACAGACGTTAAGTTAATGCATGATCTAGGATTAAATGCTGAGTTGTCTATTGGATATAAAGTATTGCAACGTGATGTTAAGAATAAATCAATTATTACTGAATATAAGCTAATGGAATATTCTTTTTTGTCTAGTTGGGCAGCTAATGAACTAGCAACGGTACAAAATATAAAAGCTATTAAATCGCATTACGGTTTAATGGAATTGATACAAAAATCATACGATTTGGATTATTCTGATGAAAGATTAAAACAAATTGAAACATTATTAAAAGCACTTGACAAAGAGCCGTTAGAAGATGACACTCTAGAAGATGAGCCGCTTTATTTAGAAACTTTAAAATCATTTACAAACTCTTTAATCCTTAAATAAAATGGACGAGAAATTATTAGCCGAATTGGCAAACATTAAAAGCGGTTTAGAAACTAAAACTGCTGTGGAAGTAAAAAATGCTATTGAAGCATTTGAAGTAAAATTAAGTGCTGCAAACAAAAAGCAATTTGAAACAGAATTAAAAGCTGTAACAGATGCTTTAGAAGTTAAGTTTGCTGCCGACTTAAAAGTGGTTCAGGACCACGCTGATTTATTAGATGTAAAACTTCAAGAAAAAGGAGCTACAACTCAAAATGTAGATACTTTAGTAAAATCTATCAAAGACAACTTTGAAGGAATTTCTAATGTAAGAAAAGGAAATGCGGTACAAGTTAAAGCTGTTGGAAATATGACTTTGCCAGTAAACTTAACTGGCGATGCTCCAAGAGATTATAACTTAAACGTTGTACTTGTCCCAGGTCAAGCGTTAAACGTTTCTGATTTAGTTGGAAGTGTAAACATTGAGGGTGGTACTTATACTTACCCAAGAGAAACTGGTGGCGAGGGTTCTATTTCTACTCAAACTGAGGGTAGTTCTAAAACTCAAAAAGATTACGACATTACAATGGTAGATTTAGCGACTAACTTTATTGCTGGTTTTACTCGTTACTCTAAAAAAATGGCAAACAACCTACCATTTTTAACATCGTTTATTCCAAACGCTTTAAGACGTGATTATTCTATTGCTGAAAATTCAATTTTTAACGCTGTATTAGCTGCTGCTGCAACTGCATCTGCTCAAGTTATTACAGGTAAAAATAAAATTGAAATGTTATTGAATGAAATAGCAACACAAGAAGGATTGAACTTCCCAGTTAACGGAATAGTAGTTAGACCAGCAGATTATTGGGATATTTTGAAAACTGAAAAATCAAGTGGTGCAGGATATGGGTTACCTGGAATTGTTACACTTGAAAACGGTCAATTAAGAATTAACGGAATTGCTATTTACAGAGCAAACTGGTTAGCTGCTAACAAATATTATGTTGGTGATTGGTCAAGAGTTAATAAAATTGTAACGGAAGGTTTATCTTTAGAGTTTTCAGAAACCGAAGGAACTAACTTTGTAACAAATAACATTACAGCACGTATTGAAGCACAAGTAGGATTAGCAGTTGAGCAACCAGCAGCTATTGTTTACGGTGACTTTACAGCAGTATAATATTAGTTATTATTAATAATTAAACCCTTTGCATTTTGTAAAGGGTTTTTTTTATTATATTTGTATTATAAAAAAAAATATTATGAAAAAATACAAAGTAATTAAAGCGTTTTATAAATTATCAGAAAAGAAAAACTATTTTATTGACGATGTCATTGAATTGTCTATTGAAGATGCTAAGGCAATGAACTGGTATGTTATAGAAATAAAAACAAAGAAAAATGACTAATTATATAGATGTAATTTCTTTAGAACGTGCTAAATTATACTTAAAAGTAGATGCTTCACAAACTGAAACAGATGAAGAAATTACAAGTATGATTAACAGTTCTTTATCATTTATTGAAAAGCGTACAAATCACATTTTTAAAACTAGAGATAAAGTTTACTATAAAGATTGTGCTTTGGTAAATCAAGTGAAAGTTTATGATTATCCAATTGATAACTCGGTAACTGATTACGATATTACGTACCGTCCTTTGTACGCATTTGTCCCAACTATTGACAATATGGTCACTTTGACAATTGGATACACAAGTGTACAGGATATACCAAACGAATTAATTGACGCAGCGTTGCAATTAATAAAAGTCTGGTTTTACGAATCAGAAACACAAAGCAATACAACTTTAATACCTTTGTCAGTTATGGAAGCAATTGATGTAAATAGAAGATTTATATAATGATAGCAAGAAAATATAATAAACCAATTTCAATATTTCAAGCAACCGAAGTTTCAGATGGCTATGGTGGTTCAGTTATTGATGATGATTTAGTATATTCTTTTTGGGCAAATGTAGAAACTAAAAGAGCTAATAGAATAAGCGAAAATGGTCAAGTTGATAACATTGTACAAACTATTTTTACCATTAGAAATCGTTATAATGTTAATATTTCTATAAAAGATAATTTTATTAAATATGCTGGATTATTTTATAATATTGATAGCGTTACAAATATTGATTTGAATAACATAGATATAGTAATTTATGCAAGTCAAAGAGAGTAATGGAAGTAAAAGGATTAAATAGTGTTATTGCTAATTTAAGAAAGTACGGGAAAGAAGCTGAAAAGGATATTGAAGGAGTTACTGAATTAGTTGCACGTAATATTGAAAAGAACGCTAAAACAAATGTAGTTGCAGACTTAGGCAAATTAGGTCAATCAATACAAGCAGTTAAAGAAACTTCTTTAAATTGGAGAATTGAAGCGGGTGGAGTTTTAGCACCTTATGCGCCTTTTGTAGAGTTTGGAACAGGTGGATTAGTAAACGTTCCAGCTGAATTAAAAGAAATGGCTATTAAGTTTAAAGGCAAAGGAATTAAGCAAGTTAATTTAAGAGCAAGACCTTATTTATATCCAGCATTGTTAAGAGGTAGAATTGAATATTTAGAAAAATTAAAAAAGGTATTAGATAAATATGGTAAACCCAAATAAATATATTCGCAAAGCGTTATATGATGCTATAATTCCTTTATATCCTTGTTTTGATACAAATGTAACAGGAAATAGTAATCCTACTCAATACGTAATTATTTCAACTCAAGACAAAATAGATAATAATGCTACAAAATGTGGGCATCGTTGGGAAGTATCAACACTTTTAGATATTGTTTTTATTTACAACGGTGCTGGAAATGTAGGCAGTAGAGTTAATAATGATGATATGGAAGAAATTATTAAAAATGCTATTGAAAATTTACAAGTGCCAGGATATAATGTATTAAATCAACGTAATGAATACCCTAGTAATTTAGATAGTTC